ATAGTATTTGGACTTTTGCCCGTCCAAGTGGCTTCTAGCGCTGGCAACTTGCTCTTTTAACGCTAATTTTTTTCTTCGTATATCTATTTCTTCATCTTCTTCTTCGTCATAAGAAAACGAATCTTCCATAAGGAAGTTAATTTCTTCATTATTTAAATGAGGTTTTGTTTGCTTATAATATTCATATAATAGATTTTTATCATCTAATTTTGAATAATCTTGATTAAGCTTCACATAGTCATTTAAATCACCACCAGTTTCCTCTATAAAATCTACTAACTTTTGAATATTTTCTGGTAATGGTTTACCAGTAGCTTCTGCTTCGGCAATTGCTTCTTCAACTTTTTCTTCTGCTTCAGCAACTTCTTCTTCTGTAGATTCCTCAGTAATTTCTTCTAGTACTGGAGATTCTTGTGTTTCTGCTTCCGGTTGTACTTTTTCTTGTTCTTGTGTGGGCTCGGCGTCTTTAAGCTCTGTAACCACTCCGCTGTCGTCAGTTGTACTGTCTTCAGTTTTTGTTTCTTCTTTTGGTTCTTCATTTTCTTCTTTTGGTGTTGGGGGTTTATCTAAATTTACTTTAGTAACATTGTCATCTTCTTGAGTTTCTTTAATCTGAACTTTTGTTACATTGTCTTGTGTAGTTTCTTCAACTACTTGTTCATCTTTTTTTGCCATAATATAATATAATAATAGTTAATAAATTTATCTAGGATCAAACACACCTAAATCAATTCCGCCTCCTAGTATATCATTACCTGAAGACTCAAAGTTTTTAGGTGGTTTTCCACTTTTTCTTTGGTCAATCATTTCTGATTGTTGTGTAGCTTGTATCTTAGTTCTTTCGTCTTTACGATCTTCTTTTTCTTTTTCTCTACTTTTCATACCTTCAACTTCAATTCCCTTAAGCTGCATATTGTATTGAAACTCTAATTCCATTAATTCTTTTTTCATAGCAACTTCTTGCATCATTTTTTGGGCTTCAATTTGAGCCTCTATTTGCATTAACTCTGCTTTACCAGTATTTAAAGCTTGGTTTTTTTGCATTTCAGATTGAGCTGCTGATTCCGCTGATTGTTGGTTTAATTGAGCTTGTTGCTGCATGTTTTGCTGTTGTATTGCCTGGTCTCTATCTAATTTCTTTTTTCTACGTATTTTTAAAAGTTGATTAGCTAGTTTTATACTTTTTATTTCTCTAATATCAATAGCATCTTCTAATTCAATATTCTGTTGTTGTAATGCCATTTGAATATTATTTTCTAAAACAGCTTTTTCTTCTTCATCAGGAGCTAACTCTAAAAATATACCAAAATCATACAAGTGAAGATTCTTCATTTCGTTTAATGTAGCAACGTTGTGTGTTCCTATTGCCTGTATAAAAGCGTCTCTAGTTGGTGAATACTCTATAATATCAGATATTCTAAGCGATAAACATTCTGCTGTCTCAGCTGTTAAAAATAATCCAGCTTGTAAAATATGTCTTGTAGCCGTGTTGCTATTTGCAGCGGCTAACTTTTGTACACCTACCAAAGCATTTTTATCTGGCATACTACCATCTCTAGCTTCATTTAATCCGGTTACATCTCTTATCATTTGTAGATAATAATTGTAATTACCTATAAGCGCTTGCATTTTGTTACCACCAGATCCAGATGTTATTTCTTGAATAGGTATTTTACCTGGGTTTAAATTGCCATCAGATGTAAAGCTTCTTCCAATAACAGATCCAGTTTGGAAGAACATATTTAAAGCCTCTTGTGGATTATAGTTTGTACCATTACCTAAATCAACCTCAGCCAAACCATCGGCATCTAAATAAACACCATCTGGAACCATTCTTGATAATACTTGTTGTAGTTTTAAATGAGTTAGTTGAATCATATCAGCAAAACCAGTTATACGTTTTACTAACGAATCAATTTGACCATCATACATACGTGGTGCTACAATAGCATAATTCATTTTAACTTTAGTATAATCGCTTTTAGGACGCATCATATTATTAGCCATTTCCCACTTAAGTAATTTATTAGTACCTAAAATCATAGCTCCATCATAAAGGACTTCTATAGATCTTAAAAGTCTTGAATAACCACCTTCCATGTTTTCTGGTGGATTAAACGAATCATCTTTAGGTATAATCTTATCAGCTCCACTTCCAGTTTCTTTAACTTTATATACTTCATTCATGTATGTTTTGTAGTTAAAGTATAAAACTTGAATAGTATTATTATCTTCTTTTTCGTAATTATGAATAGAATTATAATTAGAACGATTATTAGTTTTGTTTTTCATTATTTCCTCAAGCTCATCTTCGTTTAAATGAGGAAATTGTTTTGCTAATTCATTTACGGGTATAGTTTTAACTTCTCCAACATAATATATATCTTCAAAGTTAGGAGAGTCAGTGTAAGAATAAACAAGGTTTGCTGGATCTACATAGTCAATAGTTACACCTTCAGAAGTATTGAAAGAAGTTTTAACAGAGCCAATACCTAAAACAGCTAGATCGTAATAAAATCTTTTCTTTATAGATTCATAATTATTACCTTCAAATAAAACTTTTAAAGCTTGTTCTTCTGCTAACTCTACAGCCTGCTTATAACTTAGTTGCATGTGCAACTCTAGTTCTTCTTGTGATTCTGGAAGTTCTTCTTTTTTATTTTCGTATAAATCAGCATTAAAGTTTTCCATAGCAGCATCGTTAAACTCTCTACTCTGCATGTCCCTTATCATAGACTCCATGTATTGTGTTCTTTTTTCAATACCAAAAGGATCTTGAGAATAAGCTTTTATATCATAAGTTCTTTCAGCTATACCGTTTACAACTATATCTACAAACTTAGGTATTATTGGAACAGGCTTCCAGTCTAAATTTAAATAGGACAAATCACCATTTATAGACAACTCATCCTTATACTTTTGAATAGATTGCTCGCCTCTAGCATACAATCTTAAATTATGAAAATTATTGTGGTTAGATCTAAATCTATTAAGATTTCTATCGTTATTAAACCACTCTTGTTCTATTGCCTTACCTACTTTTAAACCATATTCGTAACTTAGCTTTTCAGCATCACTTACTGTTTGACTCGGGAAATAACTTTTAATGCCAGACTCTGCCATATTTATTATTTGATTATTTGTGAATTAGTTCCAGTATTACTATACTTAGAAATGTTTATATTTAGTTTTGGTTTTTCAACCTTTGCATTTGGCGCATAAAGATGTCTATTATTAGCCATTATAGCTAAACCACTACTTATTGTTGCGTCAAACTTTGTTCTTTTATTTATATCAAACTTACTCCAATCGTTTAACAGTTCATTAAAGTATAAATCTCCAAATGTTCCATCTTGCTTCATGCCAACATGATCTTGTATATACATTTCAATAGCTGCAGCATGAGCTTGTTTTATATCTTCGCTTGAATTTGGTATACCACCAACCTCTTTTTCTGCTGAAGAAAGCTTGTTCCAAACTTTATCAGGACGATTCATACTAAAACCTCTATAACCTCTACGTCTTAAATAATACAAAAGACGTGGCTTGTTGTTCTCTGCGAGTATAGGCATACCATAAAATACTAATGCCATTAATACATCTTCAAAGAATATTTCTGCCGTAGGTGGTCTTGATAAGTATTCTAAAAAAAAGCTATTCGCAGGA